GCAGTGATCGAACCCGTAATTGTCATTGTATAGGTTCAACGCGTCGGCCAACGCGTCGGAAATCATATCCTCGGGCTGTGCCTGCGCCAATTCCTCCAGCGTGCGCAGATCGAAGAGCCGCAGACCGTCCGGCGACAGCATGAGCTGGCGCTGGCGCTGCCAGTCGGTGGCCCCGTAGCTTGTCAGCACGCTGTCGAGCGGGCCGCCCGGCAGGTTGGTGCTCTTGAGCGCGGGAAAGGCCGCCTGCGCATTGAAGGTCACCTCGGCGGTGATGTTGGGGATGCGGTTGCCGAAGTTTTCCAGCGGCAGATCCTCGAACACCAGGTAAGCCAGCCCGCGAAAGGCCGGCGTGCGGCCATGACCTTCCGTGGCCTCGATCAGCGGATCGGGCAGCTGGTCCTCGCTGCCTTCGTGGAACCGGAACTCCAGACCGGGGATCGACACGTCCGGATTGGTGCCGCGCGCGTCATGGATGAGCTTGCCATCGGCCCAGATCCGGATGAGGTCGCCGGCCGGGCCTTCGGCAAGACCGAGCGCGAAGGAGGCGTAGTAGCCATAGGTGGTCTGACGCTGACCGCCGCCGCCCTTGCCGCCGACCTTGCGGGTCTGGCGCTCCTCACGGATCCCGGGCGCCCAGATCACGTTGCCGGAGGCGCGCATGGTGCCGTAGATGAGCGGGATCGGCGCGCCATATGCCGAAGAGGTCACCGACAGATCGCGCAGCCGCGGGCCCTCGATATCGGGCTGGTCGGGGCCGAACAGGAGCGAGCCCACGGTCGAGCCGATCAGCCAGCCGGCCTGCCAGCCGATCCCGAGCGCCGTGCTGCCGAGCGCGCCGGCGCCGGCAATGGCCAGCACCGCCATCAGATCACCCCCGGAATGCGCCACGCAGCGCGCCGGCGCGACAGCCATGGCTCGATCAGCTGTTCTTCGAGCACGCAGCGCCGCAGCGCATGCGCGTGCAGAAGATGCAGGGTCCCGTGCCGCGCGGTGAGGAAACCGGCATGGCAGGGATAGGTGGTCTCGGCAAAGACCAGGATATCGCCCGGCCGCGCCTCGGCGAGAGGAACCGGATCGAGATCGACCGCGAACGCCTCCAGCAACCTCGTGCCGGTCGCGCGCCGGTCATAGCCCTGCACGTCGTGATGCGGCACGCACAAGCCGTCGGCGACCACGACCAGCAGCCCGATGCAGTCCACGCCGGCCGGCCCGCGCCCCTGATGCCGCCAGCGCGCCCCGATCCAGCGGCGCGCCTCGTTGATGATCTCCTCACTTTGCAATGGGTCAGCGGGCATTGGGCGTCTCCGTCAGCTTGTCTGCGCCCGGCACGAAGGGATCGCCCCGGAAGTTGAGCACATTGTCGAAGCGATCGATGCAGGTGGAGAGCCGCTTGTCGCAGCCCGGATATATCTCGAACACGTCGCCCGTCCCGACCGGGAAGGGCGGCGGGAAGGACAGCACCAGATCGCCCGTTGCCAGATTCGCGCCGCGGACCTCGATGGCGCGGCCGCTGTTCTGCCCCGAGGTGAAGATGATGACGCCGCCGGCGAACCAGTCGTCGGGTTTGTCGGTGATATCGATCGCAGCGGTGAACGACAGCGCGTCCAGAGGCGCGGTGACAAGGCCCGGTCGCGTCCATTGCGGGTCACCGATGTTCACCCCGCAGCGCGCATCGCCGAGATCGGCCCGGCAGTCGGGCGTGTAGGGCTCGATCAGCCGCTGTGCGAGCACCTGGGACATGCCGCGCAACTCGGTGCGCCACTGGCCCTCGCTCGACAGCATCACCTCGCCCAGCCAGCCGCGGCGCAAGCGCAGCACGCCCTGCGAGGGATCCTGCCAGTTGACCACGAAGATCCGCACCTCGGCGCCGTCATAGAGCCCGGCGCGCAGCGCGTCCGCCTCGAGCCCGGCATCGTCGAGCACGCCCTCGAGATCGACATTGCCGACCGCCAGCCCCGCCTCGGAGGCCACGGCGGTGCGGGAATAGCCTGCGCGTGCGCGGTAGATCTCGCCGTCGATCGCAAGATCGCCATCGTGATCGGTGGCGCGAAACACCACCCCGTCGCGGCGGGCGAGCCGCCAGCAGGTGGCCAGCGTGAGCACATCGCCCTCGAGATGCGCGGCCAGTTCGGGGGACACAGCCTTCATTCGCGGATCTCCACCACGGTGATGCGACCCCATTGCTGCATCTCGAAGGTCTCCACGGTGAGATCGGCGGCATCGGTGTCGAACCGTGCCGGCACGTCGAACTCGAAATCCGCAGTGACCGCGACGTTCGGATCCGGCGGTGTGGAGAAGATAACGAGGCCCGTCGCGTGATCCACCGAAACCCCGGATGTGGCTTCGACGCCATCGCGGTGCAGGGTGACCGTGCCCTCGACCGGCCGGGTGATGCGCCGTTCATGCACCACGCCGCCGCTGTCATAACACCGCATCAGCTGGAACGCCGTGCGCTCCCCGTCGCCAATCCCCAGCACTTGCCCGGCCGCCCGGAAATCCGTCCAGTCCCTGAAGCGGAATCCATGCGCGCGCCCGCGGCGGGCATAGAAAAAGGCGAGAAATGCCGCGACGTCGGCGCGCGAGCGGATGCCAGTGGAGACATTCCATTCGCCGCGCGATCGCTGCCATTGCGCCACGCGCTGCTCGCGCCCGCTCTGCGTGGCGGTGATCGCCGTCAGAAACCGTGGTCCGCCACTGGCCCCGTAGGCGATGGTGGCGGGGAACTGCACATCGTGAAAGTCGGTCATCGGATCTCCTACCTGTTGCGCCGCGCCCGCGCGATGGCGCGGCTCATCTCGGCGGTGATCTGGCCCTGCGACCGGCGGAAGCTGTCGGCATCTGGCGTGGAGATGCTCATGTTGATTGTGACGCCGCCGTCACGGCCGTTGCCACCACCGCGCTGTGCCTCGGCGACCTCGCGGCGCGACAGCACCCGCTCGCCGCGCTGCAGGATTGCGGGAACCTCGTCCGGGCGGAGACCGGGATGACCCCCACCATGGAACCGGTCCGCCCCGGCGAAGGCCATGGCCGGCACCTGGCGTTGCGGCAGGGCCGAGACGCCGATCACGCCGCCGGAATGCGCCACCGCCGCGGTCAGGCTGCCTCCAAGACCGCCCCCGATCCCGCCAAGCGCGCCGCCCAGCCAGTTGGCGAGGGGGCCGAGCACCGCCGAGCGCAGCGCGATGCGGGTAATGTCCTCGAGGATCGAGTTCGCCAGATCGCGGAAGTCCACCTTGCCCTTCGTGACCAGCGTCAGAAGCGCGTCCTCGGCGCCGCGAAACGCACTGACCAGCGCGTCGCCGATCTGCCGGCCGGTTTCCATCGCACTGTCGGCATAGCCCTGCAGGCTGTCTGCAACGGCATCCCAGCCCCGCGCCGCCATCTCTCCCGCCGCGGCGATCGCAGCACCGGCCTCCGTGGCCGCGTTGGCTGCGCGCCCCGCGGCGCCTCCGCTGCCGGAACCGGTGCCGGGGGCCCCATCCGTGCCACCGGCGATCCCATCGAAGGCGTCCCCGATCCCGGCCACGGAGTCCGTTGACGCATCGGCCGCCTCTGAGGTCCGCGCCAGCACCTCGCGGATCGCCTCGACCGACTCCAATGGCCCGGTCGCCGCCCCGCGCAGTTCGTCGGCCACGCCTCGGAGGGCAGTCTGCGTCGCGCGGGCGTCGGCGGCATAGGCCCCGAGCCCGAGATCGGGTATGCGGTAGTCACGCTCGAAGGCCTGCGTGAACGCCTCCGCCGCACGGCCGCCGGCATCGCGGGCCGCGCCCGCGAACCGGTTCTCGAGGCCCCCGAGGCTGACATCGTCCAGCGCCCCGATGCGCAGCCCGTCCTCGCCCACGGCCCATGCCGGCAATGCGGCAAGCACCGTGTTGATCCCGGCGATGAAGCGGTTCACGCGGCCGATCACCGCGTTAAGCATCCGCTCCACGCCGCGCACCATGGCATTGGCCGCACCGGTCACGACCTCGCCCAGCACTACCGGCAGATCGGACCAGATCGCGCTTGTTGCTGCAAAAGCCCCACGCCAGGTGTTGATGATCAGCGACGCCCCGCGCACCACCGCATCCAGACTGGCCTGCACGCCGTCCGCCACGCTCGCGCGGATCCCCGCCCATGCTGCCGCCACTGTCGCGCCGAGCGCCCGCGCGCCGGTGCCCATGCGGTCCCAGACCTCCGCGGCCACACCGCGCATGAGATCGAGGGCGTCGGAGAAACTTCCTGCCGCCGCGACCAGCCGGCCGAAGCGCAGGATCAGTTCCTGCGCACCGATCACCAGCGCCACAAACGGCAGCCGTATGAGCGCCCCGCGCAGCAGCGCCAGCGCGGTGGCCAGACCGCGCACGCTGACAGCTGCAACTGCAAGCCCGGCCACAAAACGCCCGGCCACCAGCCCTGCAACCGCCGCAAGCGTCGCCGCCAGCCGGTCGAGATTGCCCAGCACCATCTCGATGGCGCGGCCCACCGGGCCGCTGCGCTCCGCGAGCGCGGCCATCGCGTCTGCCACGGCCTCCAGCGCCGGGGCCGCGGCGACCGCGAGCTGGTTGGCCAGCCCGCGCCAGATCAGCCCCAGCCGCGAGATCGCATCGTTGGTCCGTTCAATCTGTGCGGCATCCTGCGCGGAGACCACGACGCCGAAGGCGCGCACGTCCTTCGTCGCCTGGCGCAGCGTTGTGCTGTCGATCCGGCCCATGGCGATGGAGCCTTCCTCGCCGAAAAGCTGGCCCGCCACGGCCGCACGCTCGGCCGCCGGCACGAACTCCTCGATGGCCGCGTTGATGGCCCCGACACGCTCATCGAGCGGCAGCGCGATCAGATCGGTGGCCGAGAGCCCCAGCCGGTCAAGCGCGTCGGCGGCGGGGCCGGTCCCGGCCGCGGCCTGGCTGAGACGGCGCGTGAGATCCTTGGTCGCCTGTTCGATGCCCGACATCGACACGCCCGCCAGTTCGCCCGCGCGCTCCAGCGTCTGGATCGAGGCCACCGTCGTGCCCAGCGACTGCGCCAGCTTGGCCTGGCTGTCCACGACCTGCAGCCCGCTGCGGATCATCGCCGTGGCCGCTGTGCCCACAGCCGCAGCCCCCGCCGCGGCCGCAATGCGCAGCCGGCGAAAGAACCGGTCGGCACGCGCATTGGCCGCGTCCATCTCCGAGCCCAGACGCTGGAAGGCGGTGGCGCCGTCCGTGCCGATCCCCTTGAGTTCCGCGCGCACCTGCCGGCCGCCCTCGGCGGCCAGCCGCACCGTCACCTGTTTGGACGCGCTGGTCATTGGGACTCCGATCCCTG